TTAAACTATTTGTAGCTAACGGTTTAAACGATGATACTGCAATGGCTGCTGAAAAATCTAACTTATTCTTTGGAACGGGATTACTTTCTGATTACAATGAAGTTAAGTTATTAGATATGGCGGATTTAGATGGTTCGCAAAATGCAAGAGTTATAATGAGATATACAGCAGGTGTTCAATATGGCATCGGTTCTGATATCGTATTATATCACGCTTAATAAATATTAATTAACAATGGGCTGTTGAAATGCAGCCCTTTTAAAACTTTAACAAATGGCTTGTGATTTATCGATTGGGCGTAAAAACCCTTGTAAAGACCAGATTGGCGGAATTGTTAGAGCTTGGTTTGTAGATTTCGGAGATTTAGGTACTGTTACAGAAACAGCCGACGAAATAACAGATTTAAGCGGAACATTTACCTGCTATCAATACGATTTGAAAGGAACTAATAGTTTAGAACAAGCTATTACTTCTTCAAGAGAGAATGGAACAACATTCTTTGAACAAACAATTACTTTAACTTTACCTAAATTATCTAAAGAAGATAATAAAGAATTGAAGCTTATGGCATATGGTCGACCTCATATTGCAATAGAAGATAGAAACGGAAATTTTATGCTTTGTGGAACTGAACACGGTTGTGAAGTAACAGGCGGTTCTGTTGCAACAGGTACAGCTTTTGGAGATATGAGCGGATACAGTTTAACTTTAGCTGCTTCTGAATTGAAGCCTGCTAATTTTATTGCTGGTGGAACTGCTGCTAATCCTTTTGCTGGATGTTCTTCTGCAACTGTAACTGTAACTGTAGGTACTAATAGTTAAAAAAATACTCAATTAATAGTTGTGTAATTCATAATATAGTTGGTTTGAAGGGGAGGAAGTAGTTAGCCTCCCTTTTTTTTTAATTTTTTATATATGCAGATTTTAACAGATAGCGGATACAGAGTAATTAATTTTATACCACGAGAAACAATTGATGGTACTAAAACTTATAAGGTAGAAGTTAAATCTGAAGCAGAAAACAGAATTATTTTAACTGATGCAATTGCAACATTTGTAGAATTAGATTATTTTTACACATATACAACAAATTTACCTTTGAACGAAAATAACTACTATACTATAACAATTACTAATTTAACTGATAGCAATATTATTTTTAAAGATAAAATGTATTGTAGTAATCAAACATTAAGTGATTATGAAATAAGTAATGGCATTTATATAGAGCAAAGCACTGGAGATAATCAATTTATATACTATAATGGATAATTTACATTTAATACAACTAAACGAATACGAGAGGCCAACTATTACAGAAGAGCGTAATAGAAACTGGGTAGGAATTGGAGATAACAATGATTACTACCAATGTTTGATTGATGCTTATATGGATAGCACTACTAACAACGCTGTTATAAACGGCATTGTTAATCTTATTTATGGAAAAGGAATTGATGCAACAGATTCTAATAAAAAGCCAGAGCAATATGCTCAAATGAAAAGCTTATTAAAACCTAAAGATTTACGTTGCGTTTCACAAGATTTAAAAATATTAGGTGAAGCATCATTTCAAATAACTTATAATAAAAATAAAATTTCAGCAATTACTTATTTTCCAAGAGAAACTTTAAGAGCTGAAAAAATGGATGAAAAGGGTAACATTAACAATTATTACTATGCGCCTGATTGGACAAAAGTTACAAAAAACACAAAGTTAACTAAGTTTCCTGTTTTTGGTAGTGGCGCACAAAATGAAATCTATATTGTAAAAAGAAGCTTAACTGGATTTTATTACTATTCACCTGCTGATTATCAAACAAGCTATGCAATATTAGAAAAAGAAATTTCAAACTATCTCATAAATGACTGTATCTCAGGCTTTTCGGGTACTAAAGTTGTAAATTTCAACAATGGTGTTCCTGACAGGGAAAAACAATTACAGATTAAAACTGATGTACTAAATAAACTTACTGGAAGTTATGGAGAAAAAGTAATTGTAGCATTTAACAATAATGCAGAAAGTAAAACAACTGTTGAAGATATACCATTAAATGATGCGCCTGCACACTATCAATATTTAAGTGAAGAGTGCCAAACTAAAATAATGGTAACACATCGCGTCACGTCTCCATTATTACTTGGGTTAGGTTCTGCAAATGGATTTTCAAGTAATGCAGATGAAATTAAAAACGCTACACTATTATTTGATAATATTGTTATTAAACCGTATCAAAATTTAATTATTGATGCGCTTGATGAAATACTTGCTTATAATGATATTTCATTAAACTTATATTTTAAAACATTAGAGCCTCTTGAGTTTATGGAGCTTGATGATGTAGTGAGTGAAGAACAACGTGAAGAAGAAACAGGAATTAAGCAAGAAGAAACAGAGCTTGAAATAATGGCTTCTAAGCAAATAAAAGATAAAGATAGTGATAAACTATTACACGATGCTTTACATTCTCTTAAAGGTGAGGTAATTGATTCTGATGAGCTTGAAATGGTAGATATTAGAGATGTAGATGAAGAGAATGAAAGTGTAGAAGATTGGGCTAATTCAATGATTCAATTAAGTGAAACTGTAGATAGTAAAGAAGATGGATTTTCAGCCTTAGATAAATCGATGTATAAAGTAAGATACAAATATGCTAAAGGTAGTAGTAGAGGCGGTGAAAGTAGAGATTTTTGCAAAGAAATGATGAACAGAACAAGGCAAGGCATTGTATATAGATTAGAAGATATTGATAAAGCAAGCAGGGAAATGAATTTTAAAGCTGCTAAACTACCAATGCACAACGGCCAGAAATATGATTTATTTAAATTTAAAGGTGGTGTTTATTGTAGGCACAAGTGGCAACAAATATTATACAAGATTAAAAAAGGAAAAGAAACAGGAAGTGATGATTTAGATGATTACAAAAAAGCTAAATCTATTCCAAAGAGTTATGAACCAAAGCCAAGAGGTAGAAAAGAAGCAGTAAAAGCTCCTGTAAATATGCCTAATAACGGCCATCATCCAAACTATAAAAAATGAGTAAAGTTTTATTTGTAACGCGTCACGATATTTCAGTTTTCACTGCTGCTAATGGTAACATTGATAATGATAAGCTTTTACCATTTATAAATCAAGCTCAAGATATACATATACAGAATTATTTAGGAACTGATTTAATGGAAAAAATACAAGTTTTAATTGTTTCAAGTACATTAACAGGTGCTTATTTAAGTTTAGTAAATGATTATGTAAAACCAATGTTGATGCACTGGTCAATGGTTGAATATTTACCATATGCAGGTGTTAATATTGCTAATGGTGGAATATACACAAAGAATCCTGAAAACAGCACAGCACTTACAAAAGAACACATTGATAGCTTAGTTGAAAGAAGTAGAACTACTGCACAATTTTACACTAATAGATTTATTGATTATATGAGTTTTAATCAAACATCTTTTCCTGAATACAATAGTAATAGTAATGATGATATGTCACCAGATACAAAAGCAGATTTTGGAGGTTGGGTACTTTAAAAAATAGATTATGGCAAACACAATAGATTGGGGAAAAGCAACACAAAATAATACAAACGGTTTTGGTAAATATCAAAATACAATAAATGCTGGTTCAATATATGGCGATAGTTATGCAGGTGAAACTGCAATAGTTGGAACAAGTGCAGCTTTTTTATATTCTAAAAGTTCATATAATCAAGGCGAAGCTGACCCAACACCAACAATAACAGGAACACAAGGAGGCTCATTTAACGCAAGTGCAAATGTTGTATTTGTAGATACAGGAACTTTCAACAGTTCAACAGGTCAAATAGATTTAAGCGCAACTGGAATAGGAAGCCACATAATCACTTACACTGTAGACGGAGTTCAAAGCGGTCAAACTGTAGGAGTAACTGCTATACCTTATCAATCTACTTCTTCGTTTACATTCGATGGAATAAACGACTATTTTGTAGGGCCAAAAATTGGTTTTGGAACTAACGATTTTTCTATTTCATTATGGGTTAACTATTCCTATGGAGCAGGTAATGCGAGATTTAACACTTTAATTGATTTTAGAGAAACAGCTTACAATGTTAATGGATTGTCTTTTAATCTATTTGAGAATAAAGTTACTGTCTATATTGGCGGTGTTGGTGCTGTTGGTACAAGCACAATAACTTTATCACAAAACTTATGGACTAATATTGTTTTGACTAAAACAAGTGGAGAGTATAAAGTTTATTTTAATGATGTAAACGGT